CTGAGGTGTTCCAACAATAAATCTACATTTATCATTATTTTGAAATTTTCTAATATTTTTTTGTCTTTCATCTTGAGGCGTGAGCCCATAATAATCAACAATGGAACCTGGACCATGGACCTTAACAACTTCCTTAATAATGTTAGTAATGTCATGTTGGTAATTTGCCCAAATTATAGCTTTTCCTTCTAATTCGTCTAAAACGTTCATTAACTCACTAATTCTATTATTAGCTATTTCTTGTGTAGTGCCATCATCAGCAGTAAAGTGACCACATGTAATTTGATGTAATCTCATTAATTGAGTTAAAACAGTCATGGTAGATGTTACTTTACCATTTAAGTGTGCTAATGCTGTTTCTTTCATTTGAGTATAAATTTTTCTTTGATCTGCAGACAAAGTAATTTGTCTTTTAGTCCAATTTTTTTCAGGTAAGTCTAAACAATCTTCTTTTAATACTCTATATGAAAAACTTTTTAATTGATCGGATAACTCACTTAAATTTTTAAATTTATCTACAACTTGTATTGATCTACCTCTAACATGTAGAGTTTTCATTTCTGCATATCTATTTCTAAACGCATAAAATGAAGTAAAATCTAATAACCATGGACTTAAAAATTCACATTGACTATATAAGTCTAATGGGTTTTTAGTAACAGGAGATCCTGTCATTATTCTTCTATACTTAGTTTTAGTTGATAATTTAAGTATATTTTTTGTTCTTTGTGCTTTAGGATTTTTAATAGTTGTACTTTCATCTATGGCCATTAAAGTATTATGACTATTTATAAATTTTAATGCAAAATCAGTTCCTTTAGTTGTACTAAATGCTTCTACATTCATAACTAAAATATGAAGAGCTGTTTCTACCTCAAATAAACTTTCTAATTTTTCTTGCTGTTTTTTAGTTATATTTGGTTGCCATAATATAGACACATTTTCAATATGCTCTGGTAAATGAGTTGGTAGTTCTTGTTCATACCAAGTTTTAACAACACCTTTTGGTGCCACAATTAGAACACCATCTATTTTACCATTGTCATAAAGCATTGCAGCATTATCAATTAATACTTTTGTTTTACCTGTACCCATTTCCATAAAATAAGCAAAAGTTTCTCTGTTCCATGACTTTTCTAACGCAGTCATTTGATGCGCGTATGGTTTGGTTTTAAATTTATATTTCATAATTTTCTTCTTTCTATGGGTTGACATTTAATCTATCTTCCACTATATGTCAAGACATGAAAGAAAAAATAGTTTATGTTGTACAAGAAATTGCAGGGACACAATCAGGGAACCCTAAAATTAATATTATGGGCGCTTCTGAGTATGGAAAATTTAAATTTTTATTACCTGAATTTTCACAAATAATTTTTTCACCAGGTCCTTTAATTTATAAATTAAGAAAAGCTTTAAAGGATTTTAATGAAGAAGATTATTTATTATTAACAGGAGATCCTGCAATAATAGGTGTAGCATGTTCTATAGTTTCTGACATTACAAATGGAAAATACAATCTACTAAAGTGGGATAAACAAGAAAGAAAATATTATCCCATATCAATTAATTTATA